GACACCACCATCAAGGCTGTTATGCAACAGACGGCCTATGAGGTCTTTAAGACTGACATGGCGCACGCCAGGGTAAACAACCCTTTTGGGATTGCCCCAGCTGCGGCGGACGCCCTAGAGAAATTAGGAATAGCTACTGACCCTTTTGCCACGCGCCTACACACACATGCTGAGTGCAAGGCCATAGAAAACCGTATGCTAGAAGTGGTCGGACATGCATTGCCCAAAGAACCGGTCACCTTTTACTTCCTCAAGAGGGTAAAGCTACAGTATCTAAGACGTGACCCACGCATCAAAGATATCTTTAACAATCACTTGATCGAGCCACGGGATGTTGCAAGATACGATCCAGACACCTTGAGGAGTCACATCACCGCGCCCACCACACCAACAGTGTATATATCAGACGCTTTACACTTCTTACCATTCCACTTTCTCGCGTCTATGTTCAAGCACAACCCAATTGTGCACACGGTCCATGCCACCATGGTCCTACCGCCCGAGGCCCTCTATAAGCACCCCTCACAGAACCCAGACCTTTACTCTATCAACTACGACTTCGAGGGGTTTCAATACATACCGGGCTCACATGGGGGCGGCGCATATCACCATGAGTTTGAAACTCTCAAGTGGTTACGTGTTGGCAAAATAATATACTTTGACGAGTACCATAAGCGCCGACACTACATCACAGTCCAAATGACTGAAAGCCTAGGCGCCAACCACTTGTTTACATTTACACGGGGTGATATGCTCACACCAAGAGTGAGAACTTTCCGGCAGGGGGAGTTCGTCACACTGCCCCAACTTTTCCACCCAAAGCAGCTCAACTCTACACGCCCTATCCCAGCCACCTTTGCCATGCAGCTGCTTCTGTACGTCAAAAGCGTTAAGGAGGTGACGCATAGAGATGTCTTTGCAAAGATACGACAGCTCATCCCAACGCAAGACTTGCACCGATGGTCCCCCGACGAATTGGTCCATATAGCTAATTTCTTCTTCTTCGCCTCCAAGCGAGACGCTCTCAACAGCTACGACCAAGTCGTCGACTCCTCACTCTTCACACGCTGCTTCCGGGAGTTTAAAAGCCAAGTGCGCACTTTGTGGGAAACCCTCTGCGGCAAGAGTGACTTCCGCAAGCTTATGGAGATGCTTGATTGGAAGCCTTTCACATACTCCCTTGAAGTCACGGAGGAGATTGTCGACACCCCATGGTTCTCGAAACCCACGCCTTTCCATTCCATGGACACCGACCCATGGCAACTACCGGAGGATGAACCTGAAGATCCTGAAGAGGAGGACCCCAACAACCATAGTTCTGCCCCAACCCCTGCCCCATTATCACACACGTCAGACGAGGCTGCTGACCTCCCATGGG